TCAGCCCGCGCCCCGGCGAAGTCACCGTCTCGGTTCTTTCCCGTATTGACGACGGCACGGCCGCCCCGGAACTGCTCGCAATCGTGCGGGATCTTCTGGCAGGTGACGAGGTCCGCCCCCTGACCGACCGTGTCACAGTCCAGTCGGCCGAGCTGGTGCCGTTCGACGTGCTCGCCCAGCTCACGCTTTACCCGGGGCCTGATGCGCAGCTGATACTTGCGACCGCAATCAGCACGCTTGAGCAGCTGCTTGCCACCAACCGTCGGCTCGGCCGCAACATCTCGCGCTCTGCGATTATCGCCGCGCTGCACGTGGGCGGGGTGCAGAATGTCATCCTGATCGAACCCGTGGGCGACATCTTCATCGAACAGACCCAAGTGCCCGCCGCAGGCACGATCGATGTCACCATTGCCGGGTTCGACGAGTGAACCTGCTGCCCCCCAACAGTTCGCCGCTGGAGCGCGCTTTCGACACTCTGGAGGTCGATACGCTGGCAGGCCTGCCGGTCCCGGTTGGTGATGTCTGGTCGCCGGAGCGCTGCCCTGTTCAGCTGCTGCCGTGGCTTGGGTGGGGCCTGTCGATCGATATCTGGGACAGCGACTGGTCGGAAGAGCAGAAGCGCACAGCCATCGCCAGTACGATCGACGATCAGCGCCGCAAGGGCACCCGCGCCGCTTTGCGCCGCGCGCTGGACCGTATCGACCCGCTGATCGACATCACCGAATGGTTCGAAGATCCGACGAACCTCGATCCCTATACCTTCCGCCTCGAGCTGCCGGATCGCAACACCAGCGCGATCGACTACAACGAGGCGACCATCTCCACGCTGCTGCGGGATATCGCCGCGGTAAAGCCGCTGCGTGCCCACGTGGTCGCATCCTACCGGATCTACGCCTCGGCCCAGATCGGGCTGGTGAGCGCCGTGATCTGGGGCGGCTTCGGGCGCATCGAGTGCGCGGCTGACACCGAGGCCGCCTCTGACCCGGTGTGGGCAACCTACCTCCAGACCGAAGATGGCGAGCCGCTGCAAGGCGACGACGGCTCTTTTCTGATCGCAGCATGAAGGGCCGCGCATGAGCTTTACCCTCACTATTACCGCCGCCGGTCTCGATGCGCTCGTGGATGCACAGAGCGGCGATACCGATCCGATCATGGTGGCCGAGGTGGGCTTCTCGGAGTCGGCGGTTGTCGCTGCACCCACGCTGACCGCGCTGCCAGGCGAGTTCAAGCGGATCAGCGCGCTCTCCGGCACGGCGATCAGCGAAACCGTGATCCATATGACGGCGCAGGACGCCTCACCCGACATCTACGATCTGCGCAGCTTCGCTCTCTATCTGTCCGATGGCACGCTGTTCGCCGTCTACAGTCAGGCCGACCCGATTATCAGCAAGGCGTCGGTCCTCAACCTGCAGCTGGCCTTCGATATCGCCTTTCAGGATGGAATCGCGGGTGACATCGAATTCGGCGATGCCAGCTTCCTGTTCCCGCCCGCCACCGAGACAGTGAAGGGCGTCGCAGAGATCGCGACGCAGGCCGAGGTTGATGCCGGCGTCGATGACCAGCGGATTGTCACGCCGCTAAAGCTCGCCACGATCCTCGCCGAGCTGCTGGGCGGATTCGGAACGGCAACCGAACTGGTCGAAGGCGTGATCGAGCTGGCCACCCAGGCCGAAGTCGACGCGGGCGTGGATGATCAGCGTGCTGTCACCTCACTCAAGCTCGCCACGCGGCTCGCTCCGATCATTGCGTACATCTCCAGCGAGGTGGCCAACCGGATTGCTGATGTCGACGCCGAGGCGCTCGACCGGCAGGCAGGGGACACGGCGCTTGTCGCGCTGATCACTGCACTCACCAACCGCACGATTACCGGGGGCGGGCTGGTGGCCGGGGGCGGTTCGCTCGCGGCGAACCGGGTGCTGTCGGTTGCTGCGGCCAGCTTTGCACAGATCATCGCGGGCACGGCAAACAACGTCGCCATGACGCCGAGCGGCTTCGGGCCCATTGTGCGCAGCTTCGGGTCGAATGGTTACATCGCCCTCGCTCTTGCGGATCCGGCGAACGCCCTCTGCCTGCAATGGGGTCTCGCAACCGCCTTCGCGAACGGCTCGACCAGCGTCACATTCCCGGTCGCCTTCGCGCAGACTTTCGCGGTGGTCTCCGACGGCACAAGCGACAGCAACACAAACCGCCAGGACAACTATCCGGCGGTGCTGCGCAACTCGATCACGCAGACCGGGTTCCAGCTCTTCAACGCCAACGACATCGCGGACGCGGTCAACTTCATCGCCATCGGAAGGATCAACCTCTCATGAGCATCTTCTTCGCCATGATCGGTGAGGGCGATGACCGCCGCCCCGCGTTCTTCCTCACCCGTTCCGCTGCGCCTGAAAGTGCCGTCGAGATCACCGACGCGCGGCATGCGGCGCTGCTTGAGGATCAGGCCGAAGGGCGCGCGATCATCGCCGACGCCCGAGGCCGCCCGGTGGTTGACCGACGCACCCGGCCCAGCACCGAAACGACCCGCGTGCAGCTGATCGCCGCGATCCGGCGCGAGGCCGCTCGCCGCATCCACGCGGTCAGCCCCGAATGGCGCCAGCTCAACGACCTGCGCGAACCGAGCGAGGCGGGAGCCGTCCGCTTCGCCCGGATCAATGCGATCCGCGTGGCCTCCAACGCGATCGAGGAACTGGCGATGCTGCTGCTTGCCGCAGATCTGGCCGCCTTCCCCGTCGCCACCCACACCCTCTGGCCGGAGTTTGATTGATGGCAAGAATTGCCGAGCTTCCCCTTGCAGGGCCGATCACCGGTGATGAAACCCTGCCCGTGGTTCAGGACGGAACCACCAAGCGCACGAACGTCGCCGCCTTCCTCGGGGACTCTGCGGCGATCGCGATTGCTGCGGCGACCGCCGATGCGAACACGGCTCGCGATAAAGCTCAGGAAGCGCGGGACGAAGCTGTCCCTGCCGCAGTGTCTTCGGTGGGCGCACGCGATTCCGCGCTGATCTACAAGGTCGCCGCCGAGGATGCGCAGGCCGACACCGCGGCGGACCGGACGGCGACGGCCGGGCACCGGGCGACTGTCGAGGCGCTGCTGGTTGCCGCGCAGAACGCCGCCGCCACCGCGATTGCGGCTGCTGCCGGCGTCGGCCCGGTGACGGCGATCACCCAGGCCCAGCTCTTCGACCTCGGCGGATCGCTGAACGTCAACGGCACGGGCATGGCGCTGCCCAACAGCGATCACAACATTGCCCTGGGCGTGATCAGCTCGCGCGGTCGCGAGCCGCTGCGCGGGGCGAGCGCTGCCAACACCCGCAAGGCTTTCGCTGCAGGGCGCGAGGGGATGGCCTATTTCGACGGCTACGACAGCGTGGGCCTGTCGGCGTGGCGCTCCCTTTACTACACCACCGGTCGGAATGCGGTCGGGATCGGCGTCCATGCTGCCGAGGCCACCAACATGGCCGGAAAAGAGATCGGGGGCTCCGGCGTGCGGGCCTCGGGCTCGTTCCCCTTTTCCAGCTTGCCGAACGATGGCGACTGGATCGAAGTCAACGGCGTGCGGTTCATCGCCAGACCGGCAGCTGCCACCGCGACCGAATTCACCATCGCCGGCACAATCTCGGCAACGATCGACAGCGCGCTGGCCAAGATTGTCGGCAGCGCTGATGGGCGGTTGCAGGGTCTGCTCTTCCGCAAGTCTGCCGCCGGCACTGCGATTGAAGTCCTCGCGGTCGGCGCGGGAACATGGGCGAATGCTGTCACGCTCGAAGTTTCGGGCGCTGGGCTGGCGCGCTCGGCTGCCACGCTCACCGGGGGAACCTCGCTCACCAATGACGGGAACCAGGACAACTACACCGGCCTGATCGGGATTGGCGTTGCAGCCGCCAAGCGCTTCGATTCGGTACGGGCACGGGCGCCTTACGGTGCGTACTTCGTCAGTGGCCCGGCGAGCATCGGCGCGGCCTTCACGATCGGTGTCGGAACGACGGTCTCGGCCGCGGCGACCACGCTCAAGCGGTTCACCTGCGTCGCGGCCGGCGCAACCGGGCTGCAGTTCAACCAGGGCGCGGATGCGGCGAGCCAGATCGTCAACATCGTCTCCGCGCTGCAGGCCTATGCGGCGGCGAACCCGACGCACACCGCCACCAACAGCGTGGACTTCTACGCCTCGCAGCGCGGGATCGAGATCGTCCATAAGACTGCCAGCGTGGCGGGCAATTTCTATCGCACCTCGGTCGACTTCGGCACCGGGATCACCGCGCAGTCGCCCTTCCTCCATGGGGGCTACAACGCGGCCGTCACCCCGCCCATCGCCATCGGCCAGAACATCGAGGCCGGGATGGGCTCGAACATCGTGGTGGTCGGCAACGCGGCGGCGCGCGGGATCCAGTCCCAGCAGGCGATCACCCTCGGCACCGGCTCGGGCGCGTGGTCGATCGGTGAGAACAACTTCTACCTGTTCGGATCCGGGCAGTCGGTCATCGGTTCGAACAATGTTCTCGTGGGGCCGACGCTCGGCAGCGCGGCGGTGCAGAGCTACATGCCCGTCGCCAGTGTCTCGCCGACTGGCCTTATCACCCTGCAACAGCCGATGACCGACCCGCAGGCCGTGATCGGCCGGCGCTTCACGGTGTGGCAGCGCAACCAGGTGACGGCGAGCGACCTGATCAAGCAGGACGGCACCAACCTCTCCAACCCCTCGATGCGCTGCCGGATCGAAAGCCCCCGCACCCTTCAGATCATCGACTTCACCGATGGCGACGGGCCGACCGGGCAGGCGGTCTATTCGGTCGCGGGCACGGCGACGAATGTCGAGGTCGCGCTGTTCTATGCCCCGCTCAACTTCGCAAACAGCTGGGGTGACACGCCGGAAAGCAGCACCTTCCACATCGGCCAGCAGCGGCAGGGCAGGGCGACGGTGCGCGCATCGCGGCTCGAAATGCCGTTCGGGCGCTGGCAGGTGGCGGCACTTACCGCAGCGGCCGCGCATGCGGCGGGCAACCTCCTGTTCCCCACCGCCAACGGCAACTTCGCCGACGGCGATCTGGTGACGGTCAACGGCGTGGTGTTCACCGCCAAGGCCGCCGCCGCCTTCGCCGTGCCCAACACCGCCATGATCCGCTGGTTCCGGATCGGCGCGGACATGCACGAGAGCCTGCAGAACCTGATCGCCTGCCTCCGCAACAGCGATGACGACACGGCCAACGCGCGCCTCTATCGCATCGCGACCTTCTGGGTCTCCGCACAGACTGGCAGCGGGTGGCGGCTCAACTGGCGGGTCACCGGGCGGCTCGCCAGCGGCAACAGCTTCACCGTCACCACCAGCAAGGCCGGCGCGACCGGCGGCACATCGAGCGGCGGGACGGCGGGCACCCTGCTGCTCGCCGCGGCCGCCAGCAACCCGCCCGTCATGGACGGCGAGCGCCGCCAGATCACGCTCGGCGGGCAGCCGTGCGACGCGATCTACAGCGCCGCGCTCGACGATTACCAAATCACCTATCTCGGTTCCTGAGGAGCACTGACCATGGAAAAGTTCGTCCTTGCCTGGCGCGACATCAACAATCCCGGCCGCGCCCTGTGTGTCGGGCACTCGGTCGAGGAGCCTGTGGCCGTCGAGCTGGTGCCTGCCGCGCAGGAAGAAGCCGAGGGTCGCCCTTACCGCGCGGTCCGCTTCAACACCTATGCCGAGGCCTTCGCTGCCTCGGTCGCGCTTGCCGGGCTGTTTGCCGGCCTCGAAGCGGCCGTGGTGCAGGAGAGCGAGCTCGATGCCCAGTTCGCTCCCGATCTGCCCTCGCCCCGTCCGCTGCTGGAAACCGGCCCGCACCCGCTGGAAGCCGTGGTCGCCGAGCGCGATCAGGAGATCGGTCGGCTGACCGAAGAGCTGCTCGCCGCGCAGGCCCGCCTCGCGACCGAGAAGCGCATGGCCGACGAGATGGTTTACGCTCTCGCATCGCAGCGCGCCGAGGAGCTGCTCGCCCCCGCGCCCGCTGCCGGCGGCGAAGATGCGGGCGATGCGCCCGTGGCGGCGGTGTGACCATGCATGAACTCAAGGTGCAGTCGGTCAGCGCGGCGATGGCGGGGATTAGCGCCGTCATGGGATTCGCCGCGCCATGGCCCCACGTCGTCGCGGGGCTGTTCTTCGCAATCACGGGCGGCTTTGTCGGGATGACAGTCTCGCCCTCGACCGAGCGGCTCGCGCTGCCGCTGACCGTGCTGGTCGCGCTGGTGATCGGTGTCTTTGCCGGGATCGCGCACCCGCACTTTGCCGGCGGCGGACCGCTCATGTCGTGGATTTCGGCCTTGCCGGTCCAGCTGGTCATGGGCGTGGGCGGGCTTGCCTCGCCCTGGCTCGCGCGGCGGGCTGCTGCCGGCGACATGTCACTGCCGTGGAAGGGAGGGCCGAAGTGATGCTGGTGCTCACCATCGCCGATCTGGTGCTGGCGCTCGCGCTGTTCTGGCATTCCGCCAACAGCCGCGACCGCGACCCCATGCTGCGCGCCATGCTTTACGCCTTCGCCTTTGCTCTGGCGTCTTTCGGCGCGGGCCGCTTCCTCTCTCTGTTCGAGAGCGACCCGGCAAGCTGGCGCTGGATGATCAACCTCGGCCACCTCGCACTGATCGCCTTCGGGATCATGTGGGTCCGCCGCGAAACCGGCCGCATGGCCAGCATGAAGGGGAAAGAAT